CATTCGGAATGACAAGTTCGGAACGCTCGCGCTATCGCGTTGATCTAGCGCGGCAATCTGGCCTGTCCCGTCAGGTTTCGCACCTTCACGTTGGCCGCACCCCGGGGGGCCTTTGCCTGGGCCGATCGGCGCGCCACCCCCCGGCCCCCCCCATCGGCCTTTCCCGATATGGTCCCGGGGTCGCGCCCGAGACATTTCACATTTTCGGGCCGATCGGAGGCTCGATGGCATGCGCCGGGCTCGATTTCCCTCGCCTCGGCCACTTGGCTGCATCCGCGAACGCGAACGCCGACGGATCGGGTAGGGGTAAGGGATCGGTCGCGCAATTCCCGGGCCCGACAAATGGGGTCGGGGTGTAATGGCGTCGATCAGGCAGATGATGCCGGTGGGGCCGAAGGCGTCGGCCTTCATCGCGAGCACGGCATTTATCAGCGGCATAATGGGGCCGGTCGGCGGTGGCAAGACGGTTGCAGGCATCGCCCGCTGTTTTCGCCTGGCGAACGCGCAGAAGCCGGTTTGGGACGATACGCGCAAGTGCTTCGTTAAGCGGTGCCGCATCGCCGCGGTTCGCGACACCTATCCGAACCTCGATCGCACGCTGATCAAGACCTGGCATCAGTGGGTGCCGAAGGAAATCGGCAAATGGTCGGGGGAAGCGCCTCGCACGCACACGTTCACGATCAATGTCGGGCGGCCGGGCGTGCGCGGCTTTCACCAGATCGACATGGAGATGATCTTCACGGCGATCGGCGACCATAGTGTCGAGGACGTGCTGCGCGGTTTCGAGCTCACCGGGCTGTGGGGCAACGAATGGGATCTGCTGCCGCCGGACCTGCTCGAGTTCGGCGTCGGCCGCGTCGGCCGATATCCCGCCGAGGTCCAAGGCGGCTGCACGCTCGCCCAGATCTGGGGTGATTTCAACGCTCCCGACGAAGACAATCACATGTATTCGCTGTTCGTCGACAAGCAAATCGACCCCGAGCTCGCGGCGGTGATCGCCGAGGAAACGGGCGGCGAACAGAAGCTGATCGAATTCTTCGAGCAGCCCGGCGGGCTGGATCCCGGAGCGGAAAACCTGCAAAATCTGAAGGGGGGCCGCAACTACTACGTCAAACAGGCCGCGCTGATGTCGCCCGATAAATGCCGGCGCATGGTCCATAACAAGTTCGGCGCGGTGCGCGACGGCATGCCGGTCTATCCCGAGTTCAGCAATGCGCGCCATGTTGCCGAAGCGCCGCTCGAGCCGATCAGGGGCTTGCCGTTGCGCATCGGGATCGATGCGGGCCTGACCCCGGCGGCCGTGATCGGTCAGCAAACCAAGTTCGGGCAGATGCGTCTGCTCGCCGAGCTCGCGACCTTCCTCGAGGAGGATGACCAGCTTGCGGCGGTCGGGCCCACGGCGTTCGGCGAAGCGCTCGCCGATCTGCTCGCCAGTCGCTTCCCCGGGATGCCGGTCGAATTCGCCTTCGCCGATCCGTCGGCCGCGAAGGGCGTCGACGGATCGGGCAACGAGCTGTCCTGGCTGCAGACCGCCGCGAAGGTATCGAAGCTGAAGATCCGCCCGGCACCGGTTCCGAACAATGATCTGACGATCCGCCTCGAGGCGGTGCGTCGTCCGCTCACCAAGACGATCGAAGGGGGCCAGCCCGCGCTGCTGATCTGCCCTACATGCAAGATCCTGCGGCGCGGCTTCAACAGCGGGTACAAATATCGGCGCACGATGCTGGCCGGGAAAGAGGGCCGGTACGAAAACAAGCCCGTCAAGAACCAGTTCAGCCATGTTCACGACGCCGCCCAATATCTGATGGTCGGCAGCGGCTGGGGTCGCATGGCCGGCGCCGGCGTCGCCGATCATTTGGAGCAGGGGCGGCGAACCGGCGTAACGGTCGACGCCGATTACAACCCGTTCGGGAGCTAGCCCCATGTCGAAAGTTGCGAAAGCCCTGATCTCCCCGCTCGGCGCGGCGGTCGGCCTGTTCAAGAAACCCAAGATCCCGGCGCCCGTGGCCGCGCCGACGCGCGACGACGTCGCCCGCGAAGCGATCAAGGAAGACAATCTGCGCAAACGCCGTGGCGGCGCCGCGGACATGCTCACCGGCGCAGGCGGGGCCGAGGCCGCGGCCCCCAGCGTCAAGACCCTAGTCGGCCAATAGGAGCACGACGATGACGGACACGAAACCGACCCCGACCCCGGCGGCTGCAGCGGCGAAACCCGCTGCATCGACTGCAGCCGATGAAACCAACGCGAAACGCGAAGGCTTCGCGGACGCCAGCACGAAGGCTGCGGCAACGAAGGCGGCAGCGGCCAAGCCGCGCCAGTCGAAGGTGAAACCCAAGACCGTCGACGCCGCGGAGCAGATCGCCAAGCTGAAGGAAAAGGCCGGCGAAAACATCGAAGCGGCGATCGCCAAAGGGGACGAATTGACCGTCGCGCTCGGGAACGAACGCGGTCCGGGCAAGTCGATCGAGCCCGAGAGCGTCACACTCGAGCCGAGCGCGACGCGCCGCGGCGGCCGCTTCCAGGTGACGCGCGCCGTCGTCCACAAAACGCACACGCTGCCGCGCACGACGCAGGTCACGCATGTCTGGCTGATGCAGGGGCAGCGGCCGCTCGACGTGAACGAGCTGGGTTCGCCGGTCGGGCTCAATCCCGGGCAGCAGCTCGAATTCAAGCGCGGTCAGCTGTCGTTCGGCTGATTTGAGGAAGGCCGAGCGATGAATGACAACGCGATCGTCGAAGAGATCCTGCAAAGGCAGATCGAGCTCGAAAGCGATCGCTTGCCCTATGAGCCTGCCTGGCGTGAAATCGACGAGCGGGTCAATCCGCTCGGTGAGGGCGGTTTCACCCAGGCGGCAAAGGGCGGGGTCCGCGGGACCACGATCTTTGACCATACCGCCTCGACCGGGCTCAATCGTTTCCAGGCCGCTTATGGCGGGATGATCATTCCGCGGGGCGAGCGATATCAGCTGGTCCAGTCGACCAGCACGTCGCTGAACGATTTTCCGGCCTTTCAGCAGTGGGCCGAGAGGGCCACCGATTTGCTGTTCGGTGCTCGATATCGACCGATCGCCGGTTTCGAAACCGAGGCGGGAATGTGCATTCGGTCGATCGGGACATACGGCAACGCGCCGTTGTGGACCGATCATCGGCCTGGCCTGGGGATGTTTTACAAGACGCTCCACCTCGCCGAGGTGTTCGTCGACGAGGATTTTACCGGTCGTATCGACACGGTGCACCGCAAGTTCACGCGCACCGCGCGCCAGGCTCGGCAGATGTTCGGCCCCGATAATCTCACGCCCTCGATCCAGAAGGCGATCGCCGAAAACAAGCTCAGCCAGGAATTCACCTTCCTGCACGTTATTCGCCCGCGTGCCGAGCGCGACCCTGGGCGCTTCGACTTCCGCCGCATGGCTTGGGAAAGCCGCTATATCTGCGTCGAGGACAAGGCGCAGCTGCGCGAAGGCGGATATGAGACGATGCCGATCGCGTTCGCGCGATATGTCACCGGCCCTCGCGAGCGCTATGGCCGATCGCCTGCCATGCAGGTGCTCGGATCGATCCGCACCGTCAACGAAATGGTCAAGACGCTGCTGCGCGCGGGGCACAAAGCTGTCGATCCGCCGCTGCTGACGCCCGAGGACGGCGTGCTGTCGCGGATCCAGACCAAGCCTGGCGGGATTAATGTCGGCGGGCTCGGCTTCGACGGTAGCCCGATGGTCGTGCCGCTGCAGACCGGCGGCAATCTGCCGCTCGGCATGGAGCTCCTCAACAATGAGCGCGAGCCGATCCGCGACGCGTTCCTCGAAACGGTCTTTTCGCTCGTGCTCGAGCGCCGCGACCGGATGACGGCCACCGAAGTGCTCGAGCATACGCGCATGGTCGGCATGTTGATGTCGCCCAGCGCGAGCCGCGGCGAAACCGAGTGGCTTTCGCCGCAGACTGCTCGCGAGCTCGAGATCTTGCTCGATAGTGGAACGATCCCGCCGCCCCCGCCTGAAATGCGCGAGGAGGGGGCACAGGTCAAACTCGTCTATGACAATCCGCTCACCCGGGCAGCCAAGGCCGAAGAGGCGCTTGGCTTTGGCCGGTTCATCGAAATGCTCACGCCCGCGGCCTCGATCGCCGGGCCCGAGGTTTACGATGTCGTCAATTGGCAGCGCGCCCCGCGCGAGCTCGCAAAATCGCTCGCCGTGCGCCAGGCGTATCTGTCGACCCCCGACGAAGTCACCGCAAAGGGTGAAGCGCGCGCACAGCAGCAGCAGGTCGACAACACGCTGAAGCAGCTCGCGCTCGGCGCCGGCGCGGTCAAGGATCTGTCGGCCGCGCGCGGCGAGGAGACGGCGCTTGGCATTTGACCAGTCGGCGCCCGACGTCCTCGAGC